GAGTATCTGTACCTTGGTGCGGTACTCAGCCCAAAGTGACTTCACCTTGGCGGCGTACTCATCCCTGTACGGCTGCATCTTGGCGAATGTCGGCTTCATCTGCTTAAGGTCAAACTTAGTACCATAGCTAACGTCGAACAGGTTGCTTAGACGAACAGTCTCGTTATCGCTCATTTAGAATCCTGTAGGCAACATATTTCTTGATCTCGTTTTCAAAATCTGCTGAAGTCAGCATTGAATAGTCGGTCTCCATGTAGGCTTCGGCACACCACTCATCTTCCGGACCTATTTCAGCAGTGACACTCTGCCCTTTAATTGTCTCTCGATTGCGAAAAGCACTTAGCCAGCGTGATTTGATATCTGGCCAAGTTTGGTTCAGGTCAATCCGCCCGCGATGCTTTGTCGTGACAAAGCCATCGTCTCGCCAGTAGCCGAACCAAGTTTTTTTGCCTGGGGGATGGGGGTGGTGAGCAGTGATCACCATGATACAAGTCACGACACCGACCTTCGAATCGTGGAATACATCCGCTGGCATAGACATCACCGCTTCAAGGGTGTGGTTCTCAAGAATTTGCCGTCTCAGGTTCAGGTTCGCCTCGAACTCCCCTTTTGTGGGAATCGGAATCTCGTAGCCTTCCTTGGGTGTCTTCTGGGTCTGAGGCTTCTTGCTCATGCCTACAGTATACCTCCTCCCGCCACCATACGGGCTGAAACTCAAGCTCAGCAGGGCACGTAAGCACCTGCGCCATTTGCGACACATCGTTGAGTCCTTCGAGGCGAGCAATCCATACACCGTGCGCCGTGAGGTAGATGCCGATGGAGTGTATTACCTCTACAGCCTTATGATAGTTGAGGCTCCTCCAATCGCTGAGGTCTTGACTGATGAAGCTACCCACCATCTGCGCACGGTCTTGGACCACCTCGTCTGCGCGCTCGTCCAATCTGTCGGGAAGAAGGTCACGGACGACCATGCCTTCCCTATTCGACGTACGGAACCCAAGACCAGCGATGCAATCGCCCGATATGATGCCATGTTGAAGCATGTTCCCAAACCAGCAAAAACATTGGTTGACTCGCTCCAACCTTACAAGCGAGGGACAGATGCTAAGAACCACCCCCTTGCTATTCTCGCCAGACTCGACAATCGCTTCAAGCACGCGAGTATGCATCTGTTCTCGCATCAAGTGCGAACGCCCACTGTCCCTGGCATCATCCAACCTCCTCCGCCTTCCCACGGACGATACAGTGGCGACGTATTTGCCAAAGTGCCCGTCGGTATAAATGTGCAGCAGGATTTTGAACCATATATCTCCGTGAAGATAGCGTTTCGCGTAGACGTGGCGGGACTTGCTGGAATTGACCTCGCTCGGCTGGACGCAATATACAACTACGTCAGAGACGAAGTCCTTAAAAGATTCGTGAAGTTCAAGGCCATGCCAAAGCGACTGTGAAGTAATATCTCTAGTCATTTAGCCCCTCTACATCCAAGGGATACTTACCCGATTCATTTATCATCACTCGAAGATAGAAGTTCTAAGAGCGTTTCAAGACGGAAAACCACTAACCATCCCTGATAAGGTCGATGGAGCGCCAGCCCGTCGTGCCCCTTCAACCAGTCGGCCAGCAACTTCCAGCCTGCTCCCCCGCGGCGCTGCTTGCACTGCCACTTGAATTTCTCCCAGCGGGGATCGCCCAGGATGCCTGTCACGTCGCCCGGGTAGCCCTTGAGGGCGCCAGAGAGCGGGACTCGCTCCCCACCGATGGCCGTTGCAAAGGCCCGCTCTGCTGCGCTACCCTTCTGCTTACTGGTGTTGCTCATATCCGTCTACTCTTTCTCAAACTCTACGTCCAGTTTGTCCCAGAAAAAGATATCAGTAGGCATTCCCACGGCATCGCTGATGACCTGCCTCAGAACTCGACGGAAGTTATACCGCTGGCTAGGTATACGCCACCGTGGAATAGGTCGCAGCGCATATATGCCCTGAACAATCCACCGCCTCTCGCCCTGCTTTGTTTCGATGTGCCCATATACATCGAACCGATATTCTTTTTTCTCCCCTGTGGTGCTCCACACTTCCCGTCCCATGTACCATACACCCACAGTAGTCTTGTACCCTCCGACTATGACTTCTAGTTGCCCCATCTACGACCTCCTTTCACTTGTTGGAGTGAGGGCCGGGATTTGAACCCAGTCTGATAGGGCCACAACCTATCGTGCATAACCATTACACTTCCCCCACTTAACGTTATCTTCAAACAACCTTCATCGGCGCACCAGCCGTTCATATCGCCGAAGGTACTCTTGGGGATCGTCCGCCTTGGGACTCTCCGTTGCCTTGCGTCCATTAGAGCGGTTGCCAACATTCTCTAGCCAGTTCGTAAAGGCCACACGGGGCCGTTTCATTTTCTTGCCACCCTCTAGCCACCAGTCTACACACTTCTGGGCTTCGTATGCCAAATCAACCCCTGGAAAGCTCTGCTCTAAAAACCCCCGGTCAACAACAGCCAGCAGAGATTCACCATCATAAATGACTGGGGTTTTCCCCCCCTTATTATCCCCCTCTTTCTCTGCTACTGTATCTTTCTGTAGTAGTAGATCTGGTTCTTCTTCTACTGGTTCTTCTTTGTATGACTCTGGGTCAGTTCTAGAACTGACTGTCAGTCCTATCAAGAACTGACTCTGAGTCAGTTCAGCTATGAAAGCAGACAGTTTGGTTTCGTGGACAACGTAAAGGTTTGTGTGACCCTGGCCTCGCCGTTCCCAAGTGACTAGCCCCAGGGAGCGAAGCCGAGCAAGAGCCCGAAGAACGGTTCTACTATTGATTCCAAGGTTTTCTGCCAGCCCATCATGCCCAGGCCACGACCCACCATCCTTGTTGGCTCGGCTCAGTAAAAGGATGAGTACGAGCTTCTCGTATGGCGTTAACCTTTGTGTCCTTATGAGAGCATGGTTGACAGGGACAAACCCGTCACGCAGCAGATGGCCTTTAATCTCCACTTGTTGCCCTAGATATTTAGGCGTCTCTACCATCATCATCCGCGTATGCTTGGCGTGGTCATAATAGTGGGTGCTATGCAAGACCATAGTTTGCGGGAAGATTTCCATGTCTCAAAGTCCATATTGGTGCTGAAATCCTCTGAGGCAAGCTGCCACTCTCTGTAGAGTGCAGCATCCAGCGCTTCGTCGTTATCAGTCGTCACCGTGGTTTGGGTAGGCTTCTTGCGGAATAAACGGAACTTCATACTTCCCAATGCCTTTCTAAGCAAGATTCCCAGCAGCAGGCGTAGCATTGGTTACATGGCATCCAGTGTTTGTCGCAGACCGTATGCTTGCACTCTGGGCAATATCTCACCGAGGAGTACAGAGGCCGCTCCCTTACCATTCCATGTGTGTCTTGCATCGTGCAAAGGCAGCACTCAAAGGCCAGATAGCTAGCGGCGGCGGAGATAGGTATAACGTTTATTGTAGTCATTATCCCCTCCTCCTGTTCATGGCTTCTCCTCTGCTCTACGATTGTAGTATTCCTCTAGGTCGTCGGGCATATCGTCACCAACCATCTTCGACTTTGCCTTCAATAGTTTGTGTGGAACCGTGGGATTTGGATTCAGTTCACCTTCTTTCACGGGTTGCCAATTACCTCGACCATCTAGTAATTCATATCTACCGTTCGATGCTAGACGGTATACCCAGTAGGAACCATCACTCCCTTTTCTTATCTGTATCACTTCGTTTGCCATTTCAAACCTTCTTTATGCACCAATCTAGTTAGTTGCCGAGGTATTCCATCAGGCGTGCTATCTGCCATTGTCGCTCAGTCGTCGATGCGGCGTTCCGTGCGGCGGCCCCTACGGCGGCCTGTGCGGCGGCCCATGCGGCCTCCCATACGGCCCCTACGGCGGCCCGTGCGGCGGCCCCTACGGCGGCCTGTGCGGCGGCCCATGCGGCCTCCCATGCGGCAGCCAGCTCTGCCTCACTAGCCAACCCGTTTGCATAGCGCCTCGCAACCTCTATCGTATCGGCAGGCTGCCAACCAGTTGATCTATTGTACAGATGCGCCACGTGCTCGGCGCAGTCGGCAGCGAATAGTCGCTGTGTGCGCTCGTTCCAGGTTGTGAACTGTGAGATGAGCCTGGCTTGAGAGGCCACTATTTTGTTGTCCTCATGTATGACAAATGGCTCACGGTACTCCATCAGCCATAGGGTGGGGCCATACCACGACAAGAGATCCTGCTCTCGGCAGCCGTGGTATCCTGACTTGCACGGCACCAGGTTGAGAATCTTCGGCATCCAACGTCCTGGCCTTCCACCCTTGGGCAGGTGCCAGGTGCCGGCCCCGCCGTTGTAGGGCGTTCCGTCTGCGTTCAAATACTTGTAGGCGATGTTAGTCATCATGGCCCGTGCTTCCTACCCTTTCCCTTGCTGTGACGCCACAATGCGCTCCCAGGCCACAGCCTTATCAGGGAACTTCTCATTGAGTTGTCCCATGTGTCCTAGTTCCAAAATATCCAGGACTTGGTTCGTGGTGAGGTGATAAGTTTTGTTGATCCTGTCCATCAGCTCCCCAAGGTTTGCAAAACTGGCCTTCTGGGGGGTGGGCACCACGTCTACTACCCAGGGAGGCTCAGACCCGCCTTCCTGGTCATCCTGGAGCGATTTAGAAGGGGTAGTCTTTGCCAGGATATCGGCTTTCATACACCAGACGTTCTTACCCGTCTTGGCGTTGGTCTCACCCTCTACGGGATGGCCCCATGCTTTCATCTGGCCTCGCTTGAACCAGTCTACCCTATGCAATGGGCAAAAGTTTGAAGGCTCAGACCCGCCATCGCCATTAGCCCCTCTCGAACCCCTGGCCGTCCTCTCTCTCGCCAGGGCACCCACCATCTCCTCGGCGGGTGTGGCATCATAGCCTGCTAGAACCACCACCCAGGACAACATTTGCTTGAAGGCCCTTGCCTCCGCCCTGGTCTGCGCCATGCCAGCCAACTGAGCGATGGTCTGTTGTCCTTTGCCTTCTTCTGCGGCGAAGCAATAGGAGTCAGCCCCTCCAACAATAATGCCAGTCGCCATGTCTATGATTGAGGCACGAGCCTGTACTCCGATGATGTTGCCCCCATCATCCCGCAGAAGCTCTTGAACCTCAGTGGATGCGCTGTACCCATACCCCTTGCCAATGGTCTGCCATGCCTCTAACCGCAGGTGCTCAGATGGGCCCACCTTCACTGAGAGCTTCTGACTGTCCACTATGGTTTTTAGTAGGCGGGCCTTCTCATGCGCCCATGTAATCTGCCGCCCAAATACCTCTGGACTGAGTGCTGATTCATCACGTGTTGCCAAATCCGTTGTCATGTCTTTATCTCCTTGTTCTGTCTAGCTTTGACTGCTCCCATTCAGCCAGGGCAGTATCTAAGGCCCTAGAAGCATCCTTACCCCCCGCAAGCAAACTAATGCGGATAGCTTTGAGAAGCCGTATTAGTTTATCGGCTGCCTTTATCTCGATAAGGTATCCTTGCCCGTGGCAGCCTCCGACACAATCGTAATCCGCGCCTAGATTCTGTGCTGTCATGTCTTCTCCTGTGGGAACTCCGCCTCTAGCAGCCCCATGAGCCGCTTTAGTTGAGCTAGCACGAAGTCCTGTGCTCCTTCGCCTAGACCCTTGGCCTCAGTCAGACCTACTCCAACCCCAAGTGGCCCTCCTAATTCAAACGTGGAGTCCACCGAGTAGCCCTTGCTTGTCCGTGACGCTGATGCTCTAACCCTGACTTCCATGTTGCCCCCTTCTACTTGTCCCCGCTGTTGCCTAGTACAGCGGGGTGATTTCGGCGCATTAGCAGCACTAGGAACTGTCAAGGGGGAGTGCCTGGGGGGAGGTGAGGAACCCCAGGCACCGTCACTCCGTGCTTGGCATCCCACCTTGCCCAACAGTCAGCAAGGTATTGGCATTGGGGCTGTCGGATGTAGCCCTTGCCACCAACATAGCCCAGTATGTCTATTACATCAGGGCCAATGTGGCCACAGTTAACGCATTGTTTAGGTGTGCTCATGATCCCTGTAGGTGTCCTCTGTGCTCATATTAACAGCACTTCTGCTACCACATCAAAGGCGGCTCGGACAAAGTTTCGCTTATTGTTGAGTGCATCCACTATGGCATCAATAATCTTGTCCTCTAACTCCCCGTGCTCATCCTGCCACGCTGCTCTCACATACGCCCATAGGTCTGTAGTAGGTGTCCAGCCATTGCAACCAACCTGTTCACAGGGCGCTGTCAGTATGACAGGCTGTCTAGTAAGGATATGCTCTCCTAGACACTTCACCCGCAGCCCAAACTTGCCGTCTGGGTCAAGCAGCGGGATGCGGCCAGGCCCATGACAGGTTTGACACTCTGGGTTGGGGGTAGTACCCCAACCATGCCACGCTGACTGCCACAGGGGGCACTCCGTCGTCAGCAAGCAGAGTTGCAACTTGTCAGCTTGTTGTGTCATGGACTACCCTCCCTTCAGCAATGCTTCAGCCACCACATCAAAGGCGGCTCGGCCTGGATCTGTGCCCCCAGTTAGCGCATCATCAATAGCTTGCATAATGTCTAACTGATGAGTGCGATATTCGTCGTCTATTACGCCCCATGCCGCTCTGACATATGCCCAGAGGTTAGTCGTAGGCTTAAACCCATTGCAAAGACTGGTTGGCAAGTGGTTTTTCTTAACTGCACGGCCATATTCAGAACATTGCTGAGTATGGCAAGTTATCCGCAGCCCAAACTTGCCGTCTGAGTCGAGCAAGTAGACACGGCCCGTACCGTTACAGACCCTATGCGGAATATCCTGAAAGCGACGGTATCCGAACTCAGTATGGGCGCCCTCATTATTCATACCAATATCCTCACCTGAGTCTAGGCACTCCGTCGTCATCTCGCAGAGTTGCAACTTGTCAGCTTGTTGTGTCATGGCATCTCCTCAGCGCCTTGCGGTATAGTTGCTGTGCCCGTTCACGACTGACACCAAGCCCGTCGCCTATATCCTGGAAGGTAAGCCCTTCCTTGCGCCATGCCAGGATTAGCCGAAAACGGGGCAAGGCTGCCTCTATCTGCCGACGGTTGTGAAGTTCAAGTGCTGTGCTCATGGTGTGAGTGTAACCCTTCTCCGTGGCTCTTGTCAAGCCCCCCCTCAGATATGACTCCCATTGAGCTTTTCTATGGGAGGTATAGAAGACTACATGGGGTCGCCCGTAGAACCACTCCATCCCACGTCTATGCGGATTTTGCTATTCGAGGCATGAGGGTGCAGGGTAAAGACCAGCCCGCCAAGGCCAACGGGGTTCAGCATCTTCTTCTCCACGTAGCTACCCATAGGGCGGTTCCCATTGTGACTCCCCGCCATATAGCCTTTCAAGAAGGAACCCGTGCAGGCAATTATCTGTGGCTTATCCCCTATTGTGTAAGGTTTCCTCTCCGTCATGTACATGCGAGGTATCTCGGCCACAACCTTCTTGTGGTGGTGCCCTATGAGATACATATTGGCCTCGTGGTGCGCCAAGAGATTCTCCAAGCGGTTCAAGGGAGCAGAGACTTTCATACCACCACCTACCCCGTGGTGACACCATACGGTGTATTTCGTCATTGATGTCTTGGAGTGGTTGAACCGCAGCCTGACAAAGGCGCAGTTGCCAAGGAAGGGTGCGGCAAGGGCCTGCGCGATACGGGTATCAGAGGTGGTGCCATCGGCGAACTCCCAGAAGTGGTGCCCCTCTAGCATCCCTAGCCAGCGTCCCTTTGTCCCCTCTACCAGATGCAGGAACCGCTGTACAGCACTCTGGGCTGCTTGTTCCAGGGCGTCATGCACGGAATCATATAACTCTATGGACTTGATGTTCATCCTGTTGGATGGGCTGGCTACGTCCACGTAGTCTCCCATGCCCAGGAACAGTGCATCGTTCTTGATCCCCCATTCTATATGCCTACGAAACTTGTCCTCATCGCATCCCAAGGCTCCTAGCTGGACATCTCCTAGCGGCATCAGCACTATATCCTTCCACTCCATCGTTGCCGCCACGCATGCCTTTATGTCTGTTTCCCAAATCTCCAATGGTCACGTCTCCTTTGGCTCTGGATGCACCATGCGGAATAGGACACTCGTTACGGTTTCAACGTATGCCTCTCGCAGCGCACTGAGTTGTTGCTCCAGGACGGGATGAAGAGATGGGGGAATGTGGCTATTTGCGATGTGCAGGATAGAGTCTATGGCAGTCTCGGTTGCCGCCAATCGCACATGAACTAGTTCATGAATGATAGTTTCCTCTATGTTGGCAGGTGCCCAGTAGTCTATGGTTACAAGCCAGGGCTGACGTTCATCTATGGTAATCTCTGCCTTGAGGGAAGGCAAGTGGGGTGTGGTGGCAGCCCTAGCAAGGTAGCCAAAGTCTGCCGTTAAATCCTTGTCAGTCCATACAATGCGGAAGTCCCAGTCTGTCAGCCTGAGTGCGTCACGCCAGAAGTCCAAGATGGGCATGACCTGACTGTCGTCGAGTCTGGGCACTAGCTTGTCCTCACAATCTGTGATTTCAAGATACCTTGGCTAGTGTATTCTTCCCATGTGGCTCTTGTCAAGTCCCTAGGTAGTAAGGTTTACTTCTTCCGTTTAACGGGTTTATAGGCTCCGCTAGGGCCAAGGCGGTGCTCACGCTCCATATTTATCGCCATTGCTACGTGCTGTTTGTGTGGCATCGCTGGTTCCGCTTTGTGCAGATGACTTATCTTTGCTGACACCCTAGCCTGTGCTGCCTTGCTCTTAACAGGTGCCTTCTTCGCCATGTTCTTCTCCTACTGTGGTATTATGACCAATTTCCGTATCGCCATGTTAGACCAGTGTTCCTATCGTTAGTGAGCGGATTGTACCCGTAGAACAAGAGTGTGGTATAATGGCACTATGAGAACTAAGGGTGCCACACGTGTTGAACGGTATCTTAGACCAGATTAATATCTTCGTGCTCATACTAAAGTACCTATGGTAAATGCACGAATACTCCCCGCATCGTTGAAGTAGGCAATCAGCGCATCTGCGGCATCCACAACAAAGCGTATCTGGCTTGCGGCCAGGGTAGAGGTCGTGGGCACATTGACGCTAGTGGTGATATTTACACCCGTATCCTCACCCTTTAGGCGCAGCATCTCGGTAAGGACATTGTTGATAAGGGTGCTGTAGCTGGCATCCGCATCCTGGGTTGCACCGTCGGTAATCGTCGTAGCCTTCCAAGTGAACCTTACCTGCTCGTCCTGGTTGCCCGCAGAGTCCGAGAGGCGGTAGGAGATATAGGCTTCGTCGTTAGCCGCAGGGGAAGCACGGTCTCCCTCAAAAATAGCAGACTGGATAGAGGCAGCGGCTTTCTGGTTTATGAACTCAGCCGCACCTGTGCTCACCACATGGCTCTGGAAGGTGGCCTTTAGTACGGCATTAGAGACGACAAAGAGGGAACCAGCGTTGTCGTTGTAGAACCCTGTGTCAGCATCACCTATGAAGGATATGCCAGGGAGAGAGACGCTACCTTTGGGCCACAGAGCTTGGGGAGTGGCCGTTGCGCCTGTAAGCTGGCCTGCCACTTGTTCTGACTGTCCATTTGCTACGCTGGTGAGGAAGACGGCAGCCCCAGGGTACGTTGCGTGTCCGTGTCCATAGAAGCTGACGTGACCACCATAGATAACAGGAGTGCTCTGCCGACCTGCAAAGATGTTAATTGAACCAGTCGTTGCAGACTGGACTCGGTTCGTTATGACAATGCTGCCTGTGGCCTGGTCGTAGGTGAATATCTCCTGGCTTGTCGCCCAGTTTGCTGTCAGAGCACGTTGGAGCGAATACGAGTCTGCGCTGCCCAACCACCTATACCGCCCAGCAGGGTCGGTCTGGTCACTCTCTGTAGACCTTAGCTCTGGGGTAGAGCCATAAATCTCTAACGTCTTGGTGGTGGTCAGCCTGTCGGTATGCTCAATAAGCGATGCCAATAGCTGTTCATCCAAACCCAAGGCAGTATCCATTACAATATCCTGGGTTGGCTTGAGTTCATACAGTAGTTGCCTTCCTATAGGCATATCACACCCCTAAACAACCGCTACCATTGTGAAAACCAGATACTCAGCCCGTCGCTTGTGTGTTTTGACCTTCTCCGTCACCTTCATAACCCCAGGAAGGAATACGACATCCCTGCTTGTTCCCGCTGGGTCTACAAGCGTTACCTCTGCTGCCTGCTCGTTCCAGGTATTCAACTGAGATAGGTCGCCCTTAGATGTGCCGCTGATTGCTCCGTTGAGCAATCTCTGCCCATCAGCCAGGTAGAGTATCAAAAGCATACTCTTGATTGTGGTGGGGCGCAGGGCAGCCCTTATGGTGAAGTCCTTGAGTTCAGGGCTGGTGGTCAAGGTGGTGCCCTGCAACGGCAAGAACTGAAGCTCAATCCTCTTCCCTGTTACCTCAGAGGTAATAGTAAGCGTCTGTGGGCTGGTGGTCAGCGTGCTGGTAGCCTGTACCCCTGTTACCCAAGTCCAGGAACCACCATCCACCCGATACTTCACGCCAATCTGGTGGTGTGTGCCTACCGTAGTCCCAAGGTTAGCCGTAGTGAAATCCAGTGAGGTGTAGAGCTTGCTGACCTTGGGTAGATTCGCATCCCAGGCTACTGTGACAGCCGTTCCATCGTCATCAGGCGTGAATACATCCTCTGCATCGGCAGTGCTGATTGTGTAGAAGTAGGGCAGCAGATTACTTCCTGTGCTTTCTACGCCCACCAGGATACGGTGATGATAAGTGGTGCCAGAGGGCACACCCTCGGCATATAGCGTAGCGTGGTCTGGGGTATGGCTTGTGGTGTAAGTAACCTCAGCAACCTGGTGCCAGCGGAAATCTCTGTTGCCCTGGTACTCAGCCCATATCCCCATAACCAGGTAGTATTTCAGGTTTGTGGTATCCACTACCAACAGGAATACAGATGTCGCATCTCCCGCTATCGCACAGACACGCCCGTGTAGGGTTGTCTGGTCGGGTGCGTAGTTCTTCAGGGATATGTCCTCAAGCCGACCATCATAGAGTTGGAGAAGCCCACCAGAGCCGAGAGGAAGCAGAATATGCCCGTTCCAGTTGAACGAACCCATAAAGTTAGACGGGTGCGTCTGCCGCTCAAACTCAGGTGTCAGGTTCTCAATTGAGCCATCTGAGTACCTAGCCCATATGCCGTTAGTCTTCAGTACCAACAGCGTTGCGCCGTCTGTTATCAAGCCAGTGATGGGGGCATCGGTCTGCCCGATGGTCTCAGATGTCCAGGAGATAGTGCCAGCGCTAGGATCGCTAGTGTACTTCAGGACGTTCTCTGAGCCACTACCCCAGTGGCCCGCAAAAAACAGGTCATTGGCAACCTCGACATACTTGAATGTGTCTGACGCTGCACCACCCGCGGCCCAAGTGTTCCCCGCTGCTGCCTTCTTCATAAACCTGGCAGGTGCGTCTGTAGAGGCCGTCCACACGGGCGCATAAGTCCCAGTCCCGAAATTGACGCCGTTTCGAGCGATTTGCCCAGCACTCATAACAGAGGTCTTTTTGTCCCAGTTCTTGTTGGTGTAGTCCCACTGGTAGACATCCGAGCCTATAAACGCCCAGGGTTCACTATTCTGGTACGCCACGAAGCCCGATGGTTTGTATGCAGTAGGGTTGGAATCCACAGTGGTGGCTGTTAGTTTCCGTGCAAGCCGCAGGGTGCCTTCAATCGTGGTCTCTACCTTGCTGCCAGAAGCAAGCCGCTTGGCATCATGCCGAACATTCCGCCCACCTATACCCAGCCGCCAGTCATCTTGTAAAAGGCTAAGCTCTACTTCTGGCGGCAACTGGGCAGCATTTAGCTCCTCGGTAGTTAGTGTGCGTGGCGCAATCGTCTGGTAATCGGCAAGGGTAAACTCTCGCTTGCCGTCCTGCCTGACTAGCATAAACCCTAGTTTGGGGCTGCCCGAACTGGTGTCAGCTATCGTGATGTCGTGTGAGAGCCCAGCAGTAGCCATGACCCTTCTCCCTTACGGTGTTTTCACATCCTTAAAAGTAACGAACTGGGCGATATTACCCGACGACAGGGTGGCTTTGACAATAAACTTATATTTACCGTCTACTGTTGTATCTGTAGCCGAAAGAGTATAAGTCAGTTGATTACCAGAGATAGTCATGGTTGCTGCATTGACCACTATAGTCCCTGCGGGATTCCTCATAACCGTACAGGTTGCGGTAGATGGCGTAACAGGCCCATTTTCGTCCGTAACTAATACCTTGATCGGAATACTGTCGCCAACCAAGTAGTTCGCTCCCATGTCTAAACCTCCACCATTCTAATACTGGTGTCACTTTCTTTAAACTCAAGGCTGTCACTCATCAACATAAAGGCTAGACTAGCATCTCGTTCCTCAAAGGACAGCCGCTTCTGGTATAGCCCAATGAAGACTTTCCAGCGTAGCTGGACAACATCCCCAATTGCCGAGATAGAGGACGACAGCACGTTCCAAACGGCCTGTACAGTATCCCCAAGGACTCTACGTACATGCCATACCTGCTGAACAGCCTTGCCAATGGCAGCCCTGACATTCCATACCTTCTGAACGGATTTACCAACGGCGGCCCTGACGCTCCAGACAGCCTGTATAGTATCTCCGAGAACACTACGCACATTCCAGATTTGCTGTGCGGTTTTGCCGACAGCCTGGCGCACCCGCCATTGCAGATCTACAACATCTCCAACAGCAGTGACGGAAGACAGCACGTTCCAGATAGGCTGTACCGTATCTCCTAGAGTGGTGCAGACGTGCCAGATAGCCTGGCGAGTTTGCCCCACTGTGGTGCGGACATTCCACACCTTTTGTACAGCTTTACCGACAGAAGTGAGAACATTCCAGAGAGCTTGTGATGTGTCACCAACTGCTGCTCTGACATTCCAGATGGCTTGCGCTATATCTCCGACTGCCGCTCGGATGTTCCAGATAGACTGAGATGTGTCCCCAACCGTGCTGCGGATATTCCAGATGTGTTGTGTAGTGTCCCCAATGGCCGTCACGGATGCGGGATGGACCGCCATGACCCAAGCTGTCCAGTCATCGGAAGCCGAGATAGTCCAAGAGCCAGCATCTTCAGACGAGTCTGTTGAGGTATGTTGCGCACTTGCGCAGCGGACATTCGTAGTGACGGCACCCGCTGTTCCACTAGAAGCACCCAGGGTAGCACTATAGTCTGTCGGGTTGCCAGCGGGCGGCGATGTTTGCTCACCCTCCCAACAGCCCAGCCACAACCAGAGGTAGTCTTTCGTACCGCCTGTAGGTGTGAGCAGCGTGGGATTGGGCGTTGTGCTCGTGCCTACGGCGACTGTGGAGATTTGGGGCGGCTGCGTAGCGGGGTTTTCAGCACCCGTAATGCTGTACACAATGTAGGCCGACTTGCCTGTGCCGTGGGTGACGCTGAAGGTTGTACCGCCTTCACTCCCGTCTGCGGCTTTCCAAGCAATGGCCGAAACATCATCAGAGCCGTCAGAAGAGTCCTCGACCAACTCGTTCCAACCAGAGGGCCATCCAATGGCCCCGACGACAGCACAGCGTGCTATGCAGACAAGCAGCGCCCCCGCCGACACGGTTGCTGGGTAGCTTACGGCAGTCGGTGATGCGGTACTGGTGCCCCCAGTTCCAATCTTGTCTTCAACAACTGGAAAGGCCACAGCGCCTCCTGAGGTATGCCCACGTTGTCATAATTACTTCTAGAGTCATTATGACTCCTAGAGTCTTTACGCAGCAGTGTCGCCCTCGCAGCGCACCGTCACGCTGTCGTTATCAAGAGCGGCAGAGTTGGCAGCGGTGCGTCGCACCCATACAGCACGGCAGTAACCCGCTGACAAGTTGCCGATGCTGAGGCCCGTACCCTTAGTTGTCGGGCTGGAGAAGGACTCCCCTGTGGGGGCCGTGCTTTCGTTGGCCACCTCATCAGCCTGGGCTGCGGACTGGCCGATTGCGCTTGCCGCTTCCCCGTCTACCGCTATCGCGGCGTTGGCCCCGCCACCAGTTTCCGCTGACAGCCAGCAAACCACACTTTGCCACGTCAGCGTGCTGTGGGCGTTGTGGACAAAGATGCAGCGGTATTCCACGTCGGAGGCCGCATTTTCGTCGCCCGAAACGTCGTCGAAGAGGTTGTTCAGCGTGGCGTCGGTGATTTGCGTGGTCGAGATGTACTTGCCCAGCGACTCGTTCACGTCGGACTGAGCCAGCGAGTTGCCCGCTGAACCTGTCTTGATGCTCAGCTTGAAAAGTATTTCGGTAGCCGTTATAGCCATCTTATCCTCCGTTGTTTCATTGTTATCGCCTTAACCAATCTCCCATCTCAAGTCGGTTCTTGCGGCCCTGCGCCTGTTTCTCATACCAGGGGTTCCAAGCAACTGAGCCGCCTTCTGTTCCCATCTCGCAGCCTCTTGCTGATAGTAACTGGCATCTAGCGCCCCTGAGTCTGCTCCTAGTTGCTCGTAGAGGAACTGGGCCGCCTTCGCTACCACCAGATGGGTCTTGGGAGCATCCACCTCGGTTGTACCCGTCTCCCCTGCGGAACTTGCTGCCGTGGACAACAAAGTCAGTAGTCCATATCCATCTAGCCGCAGCCCCATGCCTGCTGTAAGACTCCCATCCAATACGATGTATCGCCCGCTGGAATCTTCCTCTTCATACCATGCCGTTACAGGTAGGTATCTGCCGTTTGGTTCATTCTCGTCGCCCTGCACCGATAACGTATACGGCCCCTTGAGAATAGCAGTTGGGATAGTGTAGCGGTACACAGGGTCTATGTAGGCCACAAGGCAGTCAAAGTAGGCTGTGCCACCAGCGGCCACCTCCAAGTAGACAGTCATTGAGGTAGCAGTTGTTGGCACCGCAACCCTGATGTACTGTGTCCCTGGGCCTTCCCACTCTGAACTACCTGCATGGTAATCGCCGTTGGTGAATGTCGAACCACCATCAAACGTCACCCTGAGTCGTGCGGTTGAAGCGGCACTGGCCCAGACCCACCCCTTGGCGTAGAGAGTCTTTCCGGCAACGTCATGGATATTGGTGCCAGAAAAGAGGTTTTGAGTTAATTGGGCTGCCGCACCACCGCCAACTCCCTTGAAGGAATAACTGCCATGAATCTTCCTTGAGGAATCCTGTGTCCAGGTTGCGACTGTATGCGTCCAGTTTGTAAAAGTAGTCGAGTATGTTTCCCCATCGGGGTTCAGCAATAGATTGTCTACGAAGAGCGTTTCATTCCCCTGGGGAATTGCAAGATAGGGATACAACAATTCCAAGGCTCTATTGAGAGCCGTGTGCATTTCGCTGGGATCATAGCGGCATAGGTCAAAGGTCTCACCACTAGACGGAGTGCCTGTCAAGGCAGTGGCTAGAGTTATATCGGTTCCGCTGGCCGAGTAAGTGGAAACTCTAGAGGACTCGCCAACCTCACCAGCACTACCTGTGATAATAGCGTACCAGCCAAGGCAGAAATCATTATCGGCACCACTGGGCAGAGAGGCAAGACCAGTATCAATAAGAGAGGTTGTGTCGGGACTGGCAGAGGATAAGGTCAAGCCAGTATATCGGCTGCCCTGGATGGCTTCTACGAGCATCCGCCTGAAGGCACTACGAGCGGTAGACACCTATCTGCTCCTTACCGTGGATTGGGCTTGGTGGGCCATCCAGGAGGCATACTTGGTAGGTCGGGGTAATCCTTTGCCAGCTGAGCAACGGCTATAAGCGCCTCAGCCTTGGTTGTCATACCATTGGCAAAGTCTCTACTGATTTCATTGGCCTCAGCAGTCCAGGCCACAACACGGTCTTTTGCCGTCTCTTTAACTGGTTCAGCCGACACCATCTTGACAATCGGCGCTCCCAATGGGACACCCAGTTCATTGAGGCTCTTTAATGCACTCGCAACAAATGGGATAGCAGTCAACACTGGCGCTACCGTACCAGTAAGGCTCTCCACGGCCCCGCCTTGCGCTTCTCCAACCACAACGACCCCAGCATAGCCCCCAACGTATATGAGGGCCTTCTTGACAATGCCAGATAGCTCTACGAGGGTGAAACGCCCATCCTTCAACGCTGCCATGACACCAAGGATGAAGTTGACGACGATGAGCACCCCCAGTGCGAGCACTGGCTGTGAGGCCAGAATCTTTCCAAGTTCAGTTGTTGGTTCCATGCAACACCTTCCTTATCGCTTCTTCCCGACTTTGTCGGCGCTTCTACCCTTCTTACGCTGCCGCTTCTGCTTCTTCTTATTGACCATGTTCATTGCCCCACCATTACATCGTTACTGCCCAAACACCCTTACTAAGATAGTGACCAGTGCTGCCACCTGAGCCAACTGCAAACCTATAATAATCCCAAACTGTCCCTGGAGTCGTCCTATTGAGGCACTATGCTCCTGGAGGATTCCTGTCTGCTCTGTCAAACGGCGGTGAATATCATCCATGTTATTACCCCCAAAGTCTTTTTGCCCTCAAGAGCATACCTTTACTGCTTGCTGGCCCTGATCAAGGATTCCTTGCCGTCCTCACCGTCTGCCTCTTTCCAGGTGGCGCCCTTCAACAGTTTGGTGGCCACCATCGCCGCCTTCAGAGCCGCAACCTGGTCTGCGTTGAACTCGCCAGAGCAGACATAGTACGCAGGGACGGGATTAGCGTCGGTCACGCCGTAGGGCACCAGCGTCGCAAGCCTGCCCACTGGTTGGCCAACGCCGTCACTGTCCTTGATGTAGTGGCTAGGGAGCTTTGCAAGCACAGCCTCCACCAGGTCTTTGCGGTCAGCACGCACCAGCAGCGTGTATCTCATCGTAATGCCCTCAATCCCCGCTGGCGAAGCAGCCGTTCTAGTTGGCGCATTCGCGAGCCTATGCCAGGGTCACCTTCGTAAACCAAGAGGAGAGCAATGTAGGCTTGAAGATACGACCCCTCGCTGCTTTGCTTGTGCCCACCGATTGTCACATTGTCCTTTAGTGTAACATCACTAAACCAGTCACCGGTATTCGCACCAGCAGCCACTGTCAGAACTTCCTCTCGTTGGTTCAGTCTTATGGTGTATGCGCTGCCGTCCGACCTGAACACGGCGAGATACCGGGCGGCGGAGATAGTAGTGCCCCCTTGCACAATGTCGTTTGTGTCGGCCTCTCGCTGAATCATGTTTGCGTATGGGTTTGCGTCAGTGCGTCGTATTCTAGCACTAACAAATCTTGTAACATCAGCCTCATCAAATGACCCAATAATCACCTGTGTTTGTGAGGTTGTTCCTGTAAGTTGCAGGAGCGCCAGCACTAAACCGCTACTGCCCGTCAGATATGCTCCCATAATAGCCTTGAGGATGTCGTCCGAGCCATCAAACTTGACGCCTGGTTTGCCGAAGAACACAGCAGGAGTGAGCGTCGGCTGCTGGCTGGTGGTGCGCTGGTCAAAGCTGTTCTTGATACTCTGGCCCTGCGAGTAGATGTTGGGCAGAGAGGCTGACTTGACGATTTGGGCGCCATCCCAATAGCACGCAGCAATAGCACCAGCGGCATCTCCTCGCACCATGAGATTTATTCGTATCCAGGCTGTGAGTGCTGGTGCGGTTAGATTCAGCGAGGACACCAGGCTCCAAGCTCCTATAGTTGAGAAGTCAACGATAGTTGCTGAACCGATAACTGCTAATGCAGCATCTCTGAACTCGATTTGCAGCCTCGCCCTTGCAGCACCTGTGATAGACAACACCTTGCACATCGCCCCAACAGACCATACCTCTCCTGCGACGGCAGCAATATCAGCTTGTCTGCGGCGTACGTCTGCTGCACCACTCGCAGCCGTCATGTCGAGTTTTAGAGAAGCGCTGCCATAGCACGAAACTGTGGTGTCCCTGGTGGTTGTGCCTGTGGCGGCACCTGAGATAAACTCCACCCACTCGGCACCAAGGGCTGACTCGAAGCCCAGGTTCGTGCCGTACTTGTTCTCGTAGTTGGCCTGCTCAAAGGTATATGCCACACGGCTCTGGTCAACCCAGTCCTGGACATTGGTAGGACTACCGCTGGCCTTGTACACGCCTTTGTCGGAGCGCAGCATGGTAGTCAGCCCTGATATGCGCCTGGGGTCTAACTTGCCCTCACGCAGAAGTAGGTGCTGGTTTGCGAACATCGTTACGCCCCAGCATACGGCAGGATGTAAAGTCGCACCCAGGGTGATGCTCCCGCCGCTATATTGGGAACTCCAGCAGTGGAGAACTGCCAGTAGAGCTTTTGCGTCGGGGCGTAGTAGGATTTATTCCAAACCAAAATCTCATGCACCTTCGCAGAGCCTATGTCTGTGCCGTCATCGAAGCCCATAGATGTAACCCAGTTCAGGGCATCGGCAGCAGAGATGGCTAAGGCAGCATCATCCGCAGTCGGCGTGAAGGTTGCGGAGAAGATGTGCATGGTAGGACTCAGAGTATCATCGTCAGGGTCTATCAGGTCGGCCCCGACAATAATGCCCCGCCTCGGCAAAGGCCAGCCCTCCACATCATTCTCGAAGGTCCCCATAATGCCCAACGCATCACCCGCTGAGTGGGCTGCCGCAGCCGTAATGCCAGGAACCATGACCAGGCGTGTGACAAAGAGATTCTTGGCCTCTCTGACTATCTGCGTACCATCATTATCGGCACGGGGTCGTACTAGACCAGATGGGGATTGAGCGAAAGGCCCTGGGACGGTAATAACCCGTCCCTTCTTGTCTACGAGGACACTGATATCAATTGAGTCAGTCCCGGGTCTACCTGTGGCAAGGCGACTCCCAGTGGCTCCATACATATTAGGCATGTTCTTGACCCCCTATAAAAATGGGCCTGGGGGCGGGTCTGGTTAGGCCCGCCCTACTATTCAGTTATCGCTAAAGACCGAGCGAAGCGGCATCGAGTGAAACAAAGTGGTACTCGCCAAAGCCCTGTGGAGCCGTGCCTGTTGCGTAGACGTGCATCTGCAACGTCGCTGGCCCTAGCAGGATGGGCATGTCAGGGTCGTCAATCGTCCACTTATGATGCGTCTGATCGGTATCCGAAACAGCGACCTGAGCGTAGGCATGATACCAACGTTTGACCTCAATCAGTCCTGTAGCTGCCGTGGCATTGCCCGTGTACAGAGAGTTCGCCCCAACGGGGGTGGAGTAGAGCGCATCACGGCGTCGGTTCACGGGGGTCAAAAGTGTAGATGTGCCCACGCCAATGTTGTTGGTCGTAGTAGACCAAATCAGGTGCAATTCCGTTCCCGTGGTGTCCTCCAGCGTCACGTTGAGGGACAAGGGGATCAAAACCGCCCCTGCTGGCACGGTTAGCGCAAACTGCGGCTGGTCTTCGTCATAGGCCGTCTCTGCAAAGTTGAGTTTTGTGCCCGCATCGCCCTGCTGTACATAGAAACTCCGCCCTTCCATTCTCCACTGGAAAATGGCATCCCTGGTGATCAGTATCCTGTCTCGGCTCAGGGCCGCAGGACTGACCGCCCCTACCGCTATAAGACTCGAACCTTGTACAAACTCTTCACTCATTTCAGTTCTCCTTCTGTCCCGTTTACGGGATATATATACCAGAAGCCCTAGCCGCTAATCACGGCTAGTTTGTCGCTACGGGTGCGTCCTCCGCTATGTCTATAAAGGCTAGCAGGGGCATCAGGACACTCGCCTCTATACCCATGCCATCCAATGTGACTGGCAGGATTACCTTCTGTGCAGCCACATCTGCCTTCTCGGAAAGCAGTTCGTTCATCTCTTCAATGAACTTAGGGTATTCCACAGAGTCGAGAGCCACCTGCAAGCCGCCAGGTCTATCCTCCATAGGCTTCCCATACTTGCGGACAAGCCCATTCCGTACTACTTCAATAGCCTGCAAATGCCCATTCAGCGTGTTCGCCAGTTTCGCCAAGGCGAAGCTAGTCCTCACGGGCAGTTCCTTAGCCATGAGCTTTTTCAATGGGTCAATGGCATGGAAAATATCGGCGTTCAGGACTTGCAAATACCCATTGGCAGCAGCCTTAGCCTCACGTCTCTTGGTCGCTCTCGCTGTGCTCACCGCTTAGACTCCTTCATCTTTCCACCACATTTCAGACATTTGTCCACCATGCCTGGCCAACCGCATTTAGTACATATCTTTTCGTTCATCGTATTCTCCCATTAAGATGAGGTGGTGTAGCATTGAACATAAACCACGCCAGTCCCAACAACATCGGCAAGTGCGATAGTGCCCGATGCTACAGACGCCGTTTGCCCACTCGCATAACCAACAGAGCCAGCATTGGCAGCGGCTATGAGCGCAGTAATTGAACCAGCCGCAGCCGCTACATTCAGCCGCCATGCGTGCAGCGAGGTGGGAGCGCCAGTCAAGATTGCCTGGTACTGCCCACCAAAGACAATACGGGCATTGGCTTGCGCCTCGCCTGTGTACACGCCACCCTCGAAGGGGACGATGATGTGACTCGCCGCCAATACGGGGCTTGTGGCTCCTGTGTTTATCCAGGAACCCAACCCGTAACAATGGCCTGCCGTAGTCCCGTTGATAGTCACGTCGAAGTAGGCCGCCATGCCCGACTGGTTATTGGGTGCGGAGACAGTCACATACACGGGCATCCCGATGTCGGCTGCGGCTAACGAGGCCACCGTAAGGTCAAACGTTGCGCCACTCATTGCGACATTCGTTGCACCTGCTGGGTTGAGGGTGACTGTCGTTCCATCATGTGAGATGGAGAAAAAGTCCGTAGCGGGCGTCGTCTCGCTGTGGAAGTAGAACGTCGGGTGTGTCGGGTTCGATACATTCCAGTCGGTAGCCTCATCAGCCGCCGATGCAAAGTGCAAAGCCCGATATGTATCGGGAACCAGAATCGCTAACTGTGCGCCTGTAGCGTCTCCCCGTGTGACTCGAAATCCTCTGTAACTGTTCGGTTGAATTGCCATTGTCTATCTCCTTTATCCCGAACGTCGGGACGTGAATAAAGGTTGTCTATTGGCGAGAAGCCCTCGCCTTGCGTGCCTTCTTGGGTTTGTCACTTATGTACAATGGAGCCTCGGCTTCAGCAGGCCGTCCCACGTTGCCTGCCATTGCCCGTATAAGCTCCTGGTTGCTCCGAATTGCAGCCAATTGCAGTTCCCTGTCCTCAGCCCTTTCCTTCTTGGTCATGTAGTCTTGCATGGCTGCATAGGCCCTCTTGTGGCTCTTCTGCATGTGGGCGTCAAGGGCTGCCCGTGTAGGGGTGTGATGCTTCAAACAAGGCTTGAACCCCATAGCCTTTAGCATGGGATAATCAGGCGAGTCGGGATGGAGCAAGCACACGAGGTCTAGCCCGTAGTTCTGTGGAATCTTCGGGTCTTTATCGGTGAAGATAAACGAGCCATCTTCCCTCTTCAACTGGAAGGTCTGCCAGAGTAACCACCGTGGCTGATAGCTCATCCCGCCCGTGCGGTTATCCCACACCTTCACATAACCCTTGAAGGCCAATTCCTCTACGGTATAGTTGCCTATCTCGTCTTGCCCCTTATCCCCTTTATCCCCTTCCTTCATGTACCCAGGGGGAACAAACTCTTCACCCTCTCTATAGGCAAAAGCTGCTAGGGGTTGAGCTTCTTTTTCGGCCATAGTCATTACGCACCTGCCCTTATCAACACTCCGCCATATCCAAATGTGGATTGGCGTTTCTTGAACCGCTTTCTTTCCTCTAAATACGAATGGTATGCCGCATTGAGGTTGGTGGGTTCAACTTCCCGCCTTAATGGAGATGTTCGCATCCTGTCCGCTATTTCCCTTAACTCCCCAACGGTAGAGAATACATAGCCCCTACCGTTCTCTCCGACATACCCTCCAGGTATGGTGAACTCATCTACCCTATGTAGGCTGGTAGGCCCCAGGTCAATATAGGCCGTGACAAGATTGTCACGCCTCACTACCTTTAATATCTGGTAGCGGTGCCTTGCCATGTTACTGGCGTTGAGAAGGTTTAACTCGGCTAACAAGTAGCACGGCTCATCCTCCACCACGCGTCTCGTTATGGCTTCAAATGCACCTTTAGCGTTCAAGCCAGGTAGGTTTTGACCTGGGGCCTGTGGATCAGCCATTGTCAATCCTTATACGGTCCAATCACGCTCGGCTTCGACGGCCAGGTAGTCCATGTCCACAAGCCCCGTGGTGTTCTCTGTGGACCAGATGCCTATCCCACCCGCTTGGCGAGCCGTGGTGGAAACCGCACCAACCACAGTCTGCTTCAACTCTCCGTCAATGTACCACCGAGCCGTACCGTTGGTATCTATCTCCACTCGGAGAACCTGGGACGCGGCAGCAGTGGCGTTCACATCCAGGTCCATCTCGGTTGTATCTGTCGGGCCTGTTGTGCTGCCTCCGCTGTAAACGCCATGCCACTCTGTGGCAGCTGTTAGCTGACTATCAAGCACAAAACCGCAATAGTTTGTAGCCACCTTAGTCAGGGTAGTGCCCGTCAACGTGACTGGTTCTGCGGCAGCGTCAGCCAATGTCCCCATAAAACCAACAAAGCAGTCGCGTGCAGTCAAGGCTGGAAACTCCAACCTAGCCTCCACGACCATCGGGCCAGTCAGGGCAGGGCTGAAGTCCAACTCCGTACCAACCCATATCCCTTGTCCGTCTGCTGTCGTGGCCGAGCTGCAAAGCCGTGCCCATCCGCCTACTTTGCCAACGGCATTGGCAATAACGCCCGTGGCTGTGTCAGCCATGTCTCCATGAACCGTAAACGGCGATAGGCGATAGTTGCAGCCGCCAGCCGTTGTACCGTATGCCACCGCAGTAGCTATCGGTATCTCAGGCCCACAGAAATCATTGAAGAGCCTTATCCGTCCATATCCACTTTGAGCCATTTCCCTTTCTCCTTTTCGGTGAAGTTGTTACTGCATGGTTTCCAGCCATGCACACATTCCCGTAGTTTTACCAACCCATATTGTTAAACAGCCCTTGCTTATGCAGGCGCTGTCGCATCGGCGATGATCTCACGGCTCCAACTCCCGCCGCCTCTTTGCCCATAGGCATACTCTGAAGTCATAAACAGCAGGTCGCCTCCACCACCCCAACCAGGCTTGCGTTCTGTCTCGGTCTTGAGGGCCATGCCCCTGACCAGCACCCAGGCCATCTTAGAAAAGACAAACCCCTTGGCATCTGGCGTAGAGTCAATAGAGATATTTCCGTCCTCCACTATGGATACGCTGGCTATGGGCAGGGTGAAGCCTGTCTTGAATACCTGAGCCGTCGCACCTTCTGGAATGGGATATGTCCCAACTCCAGCCACGAGTTCGTCATACATATCCTTAATGACATACCCGTGGAATACACCTGCTACGGGCAGTGGGCCTGGCTCGGTAGGATTGGATGTGATGAGGTACCGAGCAGACGCAACATCACCCGTCTGAATGGGTGTTCCCGTTGCCCCCATCTGAGTCGAGACATCCATAGCAGTCAGACCATCCTGGTCTTCTTTTCTCACAAGAGCCTCGCCAGGTAGCTTGCCCATCTGGGCCAGGGATTTCCTCGATACGTTCCGCCGAGACTTGTCGGTGATAAACGTTGAGATCTGCACCATCTGCGGTGTAATGGTGATGGCGGAGTCAACGTATGCTTGAGGGTTATCGTTCCGAGTCTGCTCCGTAATCGCCATTGCGTTCAGTTGTGCAAAGAGAATCTCTTTCCACGATGTCCCTGAACCCGTATCCAGAGTCGTGGCGTCCACAAGTTGGGGTACCACACCCCCGTATTCCCTTGTTGCCCTAGCAGAAGCTACGATGGTATTTAAGCTATCTGCCAGTTGTGTAGTGGTCGTGTCTCCAACAGCCATTTTGAATCTCCTTACTTACTCCAGTATTTGTTCAGCCTAGCAGTTATCTCAGGAGTCATGGCAATGCGCCCTGCGGCTACCGCCGCCTCAATCTCTGCGTCGGAACCAGCGCCCCGTCCCGCTGCCGTAGGTACTGGCGTGCTTACCACACCAGACTTACGGAGCCTTTCGTTGGCCCTTTCCTCTGTTTGCTTGATTTGACTCTGAATATGAGATTGCTGCACTTCTCTCCTGACCCGCTTTGCCTCCCGTAACGCTGTCCTCATATCCTTCATGCTGCGTTTATTGGGGTCTGCAAAGCCCTGGTTCCATAACGCCCTCACACCAGCGAGCTGTGGCGCAGTAGCAAGATTGAGCCCTGCATCATCAGCCTCTTCTTGCAACTCTGCCCAGATTTCGTTGATTTCCACGTGGATGGTGTCCTGTGCATCCTCCTGCTGAGAGCGTCTTTGGATATTGGCTAATGAGACGGGCAGGCCCTCTATGTCACCAGTCGCCTGCTTCTGGGCCAGGGTTTGAATCATCTCGGTCTGACTGTCGAGGCGACGGTAAATACGTCCCAAGGAAGCCTCTAAATCCAGCCGTTGTTTCAAAACCCCTGCGTTTGATGCCAGTTGGTGCTCTAGCTTTTTAGCCTGCTCCCCAAGATTTGTTATTGTGGCCTGGGCCTTTTCAAGCTCGGCCTTGTAATCAATCTCCTTCTCCCCGACAGGCTCCGTGGTGGACTCGATATCAGGTGCTACCAGTTCCTCCGTAACCTGCGGTTCGTCCGTTTTCTCCAGTACCATTCTTTCCTCCTATCAGTAGTCCCCGAAAATAAAGAAGCCGCCTACGAAGGCGACTCATGGTCGCTCCGCAGCGGCTCCTCAAGGGAACTCTTGATATTTAGTTTGAAACAGAGACTACTCTAGTTGCCAGGGCTTTGTCAAGTGCTATAGGTATGGTAACTCTGACAATCCATCCACAACGACACTTGAACTCGGCCTGCGTTCCCCAAAAGTCCTTGACCAGAAATCGCTTACATTCCTCATTGGGACAACGAAGATTCATGGGGTTGCGCCTACTGGCTGTTGCTTCAACCGCTCCGCTATGGCTTGCAGCCGTTGTAGCCGAGTTTGAGCCGCTGAACCAGCAGGAGCCGCAGGCCCAGGCAAATACGTGGGCGGTGCTTCCTGACCCAGCGTTACCTCTGTGGGTGAGACTACAGCCCTGCTTGTTTGTTGCCTCACTCGCTCCCTAATAGAATTCACCGCTCTATTGATAGCCCTCTCTTTTGTGAAGTCATTATATTGATGATATGCCGATGATGAAATGAGTCGCACGAGAGCATCATAAACAGCTTGCCCTGCCCGTCTCTGATATTCCTGCTGTTGCTCACGGGTAAGTTCTTTCCCTCCTATCGTCTTACCGACAAACCCAATGTTTATACCCAACCTGGTCAATTCAGCTTCAACCGCACCTTCTTGTGCCTCTGACCAGGCAATCGGAAACCCTGCTGGGGATGTCCGCCTCGCCTCTTCACCAAATGCCGTCAGACGTGCAGGCACCCGTTCGGCAAGCCCTGGGGTCTGAACCATCATCCGTTCCCTCAGACCTTTTGGTTGCCGATATGTTGGTTCAAGCATAGCTGCGGTTTGCCGTTGGGCACTGCTATAGGGAATAATCCCCGCTGCGAACCGTTCAAGAAAAGTCGCCCCAAACCCGTCTGGGTCTTCAATGGCCTCAATAACTGATGCGATTCCTGACATGTACGGCTGATCCAAGAAGTTCCTGCCTATAGAAGAGACGATTGTTCCAGCCTTCTCAGCCGCATTGGTTTCATCACCTTCGTCTATGGCTTGCATTACAGCCGCAATTTCTGTTAGTGCAGTATTGAACGGCTCCAGCCGTCGGTATTGCACCCAGGTATTACCAATCTTGATGGCAAAGGGAAGTTTGCCGGACCTATAAAAAGCGTCCCGTGCGGCTGTATTTGTCGGTGCGGGGCCTGTAATGTTTCCCTTGGCGAAGTAGAGTGCCAGGGCAGAAGCAATGCCCGTACCAAGAATTACCTCGGCCACTCTGTCGGCAAACTCAGGGTCACGTGCAATGAGGCTCTGCCACATCTTCGGGTTGGCTAGCCCAGCAGGGCTGTGCCGTAGTCCTTGCCTCAGCAGATTCGACGGCGTGCGAACAAAGGGAAAGAGGAAACGCCCAAGTGGAAGGCCCAGAAGTTCTATGCTCCGCAGTGCCATAAGCCCATTGATGAAACTCCCTGGATCATCACGGAAAAGGTTGCGCTCGGCAGTGTTTCTAGCTTTGCCCATCATCTCCGCAGTTGGATTGGTAAGAATTTCGGCCATCCGCTCTATACTGCTAAGACCTTTAGGATTCAGCCGAGCCATGCGGATGGCTTCGGCATTCATTGCGGCTCTGTAGTTGATGTGGTAGAAGAGTTGGTCAGCCGCCTCCATCAGACGACTCGGTAGGTTCACAATATGCCCTAGAGGGCCCTTAAAAGCCTGTATTCTGGGTAGTTCGTACTTGGCGGCCACGGAGGGAGCAGCGCCCTTTCTCATTGTATAAAGAAAGGCACGAGCACCCTCTGGGATACCCTGGATAGCGCCCATGATGTCGGCAGGTACTTCCGCAAAGAATCGCTGTCTAGTCCGACCCTGAAGCGGCGCTACAACTGCCTCGACTGTAGCGGCAATGCCCCTACGTGCAGGAGAGATACTTACCATAGCAGCATTACTCAAACTGTTGATCTCGTGAGATGTTGGCCCTGACAGGTAGCCGTTGATAACGACCTCAAGCCCATATTCCCACAGCTTCGGCTTTGTGAACGCCCTGATAAGAGACGCCACCTGTGCAGGATTATCTAAGTCAACATGTTCTATCGCTGTCAGAAGTTTCTCTGTGGAGACCCTATTCTCAAGTTCCTTCAAAATGGCATTGATTTTCTGCACATCTCCGCTTTGCAGTGCTTCGCTGGCAGCCAAGCGATGCGCACGGAGAGCACGTCCCGTTTCACTTGAAACCCCGTGGACAGATTCCTGCAACTGTGCTCTCTTATAGAATGCCTCCTGCAAGCGTAGTTTGTTCGCGGCCGTGTCTACACCAGCAGTAATGGCTCTCTTGGCTTCGGCTATGGCAAGGCTCTCCTTGTTCAAAGCACCCCGAAGAGCCGTAATCTCCTCTGCATTGTAGGCCGTGCCAGGCTTCCACCGCCCCGCTAGTCTTTGAGTGTCTAGCCACTTGGCATCTTCGAGAATTTGAGCATCACTCCGAATACCTCTTCTAGCAGATTGAACCACATCTGGGTTTGCGTCAGCCCATTCCTTGAGAATATCTCTGGCCTCTTCTGAGTATTTGGACAGTCGAATGTTGCCTGCGAACTCCTCTGATCCTGGCGCACCTACGGCTGTTGGCCGTATTGGTGGCCGTACAGGAGGCGCACCAGCAGGGGCTACAGATGGCCTCTGGACAGGCGGAGGTAGTGGAGCCGCTTGGGCCACAGCAGCTTGCTTCGCTTCCCTTCTCGCATATACTGTCGCTAATGGGGAAAGCATACGTTCCGTAACTTCCTCTGGGGTTTCCTTTGGAATAACACGTTTCACACTTGGCTTGGGAGAGGGTGCTGTTCCTAAATCTTCCAGGAACTTGATCATCGCAATCTTCTGCCCAGGTGATTGCAGTCCTCTCTGGATAGCAAGGATTTGCGTTTCCCGTGCTTCTGGCTTCACGTCCCGTAATTGCGCTTGCACGGATGCCGACAACGTGCTGGGTGCACCAGCGGCTACCCTAGCTTTGGGCCTTGCTGATGCCGCTCCTGCCACCTGTGGCTTGCTCATAACTCGTAAGGCAGCACCAGGCTGGCCCACTTTCGCCAAGCCCGTTGCCGTGGCCCTGCGTGCAATACTCGCTGGCAGTGTTGCCGCTGTCCTCAGTTCACCAGGCAAGGCTCCTAGCCTACCCACAACACCCGCAGGAGGAAAGGCCAAGGGGATCCCCAAAGCACCTGACTGGCGTAACTCCTCTGCTGTCATAGCAGGAGGACGAATAAAGGAACCAGCGAGAAGGCCAAGAGATTGTGCAAAACTGGTAGGTTGTCTAGGCTGTTCAAACTCAGTTACTATGGCTCCTGGCGCAACCCTCTCAGGTGTTATGACCCACTCAGTCCCAAGGCCACCCCTAAACACCTGCTGCCCCAACCCCTTTGCAAATTGGACAGGCGGCCATTGACTAATTGTTCTGATAGCCGAACTGGGCGTCAGGCGTTGCCCATCGGCTGGTGGGGTTGGCGTTGGAGTCCTAATGCGCACAGCTATCTGTTGCAACCGTGCTAGACGTTGCAGCCGTGTGGCTTCACGGCCCTGAGCACTGCGCCCATCCAGGTCGGTGTCAAGCGGTACTGTTATTCGGTCTGGCATTATCTGAATGCCTGTGGACTCATTGCCATTCTGTTATAACCCGTCGCTCCTGGTTTAGCAGCAAAGCCCGCTCTCCCAGCTTGCTTGCTCCACTGGGCCGCATAGTCCTCCCAGGGGAACCCACGTGCCTCATTCTCTGCCTGCCACATGGATTGCTCTGACGGCAGCAGTTTGCCCCATTGCTGCATTGAGAGGAAAGGCGTGGCTGTTTTCCCTTCTGCCCCGAAAACAGTTGGCAAAGCCTGTTGGCGACTCGTTATCAACCCTGTTGATTCAGCCTCAGCCATTGAAGGCGACGGCCATCCAGTAGGGCCATAGCCTCGACCTGATGGCCCAGGAGTTGTTGCTGTTACACCCAGTATGCGTCTCGCTTCATCAGGATCTACCCCAAATGCCCTGATGAAGTCTTCTCTCTGATTAGGGTTGGCCTCCAACGTCTTTAACCGTGCTCGCAAGTCCCAGGCTGGCAACCTCGTCCTGCGCTCAAGGTCAAGTACCGCATCTGATTCTCCCCAGGGATTAGTACCCGCTTGCAAGTGGGCTACGGGGCCAAGGCTCTTGTTGGGGAATACCTGGGCACCTCTAGGTAATACGACAAGTTCTGGCCCTGCCTCACCCACAATAGCCGCACCCCCGCTGAACCCGCTAGTGCCACCCCGTAGTTGGGGTGTGCCAGTGTACCGACGAACAAACTCGCCAGTATTCTCATCCATCACCAGTTCGGTGCCCGCATAGCTGCCAGATGGTAGAGTTGTGGGTAATGTCGGCTGCAATAGTGATGGTGCACTAGTGTACCGACGAACAAACTCGCCAGTGGCTTCCTCTGGCACTAAGCTGGTCCCCGTAAAGGTGCCAGATGGAGGCGTTTGCGTGAATGGCACCACCTCACCACCCTCAGTAGTCTCTTGGAACGTTAAGCCTGGGATATTGCGCTCCCTGGTTATCCCTGATATTGGTGCTGCCCCACCAGCCGCCTGTGCCTGGGCCTTGAAACGTTGCTCTGGAGTCATATATGGAGGCGTTTGCGGAGTTACTTGTGACGGCACCTGTGGAGTAAGTGCCCTGGCAATCGGCTCATAGGCCCTCGCATATGGCCCTTCACCCGTATCTTGCCCATATACACGGCTCATGTATGTCCACCAATCGCCAGGTGACTTGGCTATATCGAGTGCCCGTTGCTGTGCGGATGCCCCCAACTCTGCCCGTTGAATCTCAAGCTGTCCCTGCTGAAAAGCGGTGGGCTGGTTGATAATCGTTTGAAGAGCATTGAAAGCATCCATATCGCCGCGAGCATAGGCCGCCGCCGCCTGCTCTTGGAGACCTTGAATATTAGGTTGTGGTAAAAGCTGCCATCCCCCACCCTGAGCACCCTGATACCATCGTTGCCCTGTCGTTGGATCGGTGTAAAAGTTGGGTTGTGTTTGGACTTCTTCTGGCGTAACTTCAATGATCTGATTGCCCAGTTGTTGGAACTGCCGTCCATCAGCTAGAGTGACGACTTCCCCCACGGGCAGAGGTTGCTGAGTGCTAACGTCTATGAGTTCATTACCAACTTGCTGGAATCGCCGCCCATCAGCAAGTGTCAACACCTCACCTGGGACAATAGGCCCTTCCTCTGGCAACGGCTTCTCCCCTTCCCCATATTGCGGTTGCCAGCTGTAGATGGGATCGCCCATCTCGTCTGTACCAATTCTTTTAGGCTCATAGCCCTCAAAGGGGTGAAAGTAGCCAGCCTCGTCCCAATAGCCAGCCTCGTCCCAAGAGCCAGTCTCTACGGCACCTTCACCTTGACCCTGGGCTCCCCCACTTACCAAAGCATCCGTAACGGCGAGGAGAAGTTCCTCACTGGTCAGCACACGGTTGCCGAGCTCCTGGACAATATAGCCACCCTGGACTTCGTGTACAGTCCACCCAAGACCTTCTCTTGCTGCATCCAGAGTGTCTTTTATCTCTTCTGGCGTCATGGCATGGCTCCTTCTTTCATACCTAGTTGTCGCAACACCTGCTCATAGCCGATGCGGGATATTTCGACTCTTTGCTGCTCAGGTGTCATAAATCTGAACCGCCGTCTATACTCCTCAGAGCTTATGCGTTCCTCCATGAATGGGATAGCCTCCCATTCCTCGATGAGCGTCTGGTAGATTTCGTCCATCGCCTCTACGAGCATCTCGACGAGGACGGTTGGTTCGCTACGTTTACCCGCTGGCATTAGCCTCTTACCTCGGTATCATTCTTTGCATCGGCTGACCAGGCACATTTGTCATGCCCTGATATTGCTGCTCGGCCTGCACAGCACCACCAGGCTGCGGCACATATGGCTCCTGCTCTGCTGGTGCCGCTGGTTGCTCCTGCGGCTGTTGCTTTGGTGGCAGCCCGTGCTTGCGCCTGAAGGCTGCATCCGCTGCCTCTGTCACGGTCTCCAATAGAATATCGGATTTCATAATCTTGTCCCGCCATGTCTTCCTGCGGATAGATGTCGCATCTTGTCGCCCTGCATTTTCCTGCTGATAGGTGTCAAAATCGAGCAGGCCAGCCTGGACTTCTCTCATCCCCGATTCTTTAGCTCGCAAAATCTGGGCCTCATCCTTCTGGGTAAAGTCTACCGTGAAATAATAGTCCTCCTCGAACTCACTTGGAGACACATTGATGTTGTCAACCTTCACGGACTCATCCCTTGCAACCATCATCCGACCACAGAACCCCAGGGCATCTTGGGCCAGATAGTTCAACTGGGCAATCGGCAGTTCAAAACCCATCCTAGCAGTGCCGAGCAGCATAGCGTGTTGGGTGGCTGTCTCGACGCCAGGGCTGCGTTGCCCCTGTACCTCTCCCGCAAATGTCCCCTGGTCTATATCGCTTCTCGCAAGTTGCGATACAAGATTGACAAAAGGCTGTACGTCTGGCGACCTCTCCCACTCCAACATACCACCTGGGGTAATTTGGACTACGCCAGCAAGCCCTGCCTCATTTATCTGCCTTGCGGTTTCCTCGGCATCCTCCGTTGTTACATAGTGCTTATAGATGCTCTTGAGGGCCAGGGCAAGCATCGCCGTGTAATACTCATCCATCGTCGTAATGGAGTCCAGAACAGAGCTCAAGACCCCTATGGCGAGGTCTTCAGGTCGCGCCCCTATAGTGCCGCCGATTGCGCTATCCTGGTAGTCGGGGGACATCTCATGTCCCTTGCCCGCATAGCCATGACCATAAGGGACAAACCCAAAGCCGTTTGGTTTTGTATATACCTCCACACCCTCCACCATCAGCATCTGCCAGTCGTTATCCCAGGAACTGACAACTTGAAGAAGGTCAAAATCACTACGGGTATGAAGGTCTGGTAGGCTCTCCTTATCCAGCATCCGCTCTACTTGATAGGCATACATGGTCATGGTCTCAATCGCCATTGACGGATGCCTTTCCATCGGAGGCAAGAGGACTCGTTTGGGATGCGGGAAGTCTATAACAAAGGGGAAATCAGGGTTCTGCTCATCCCAACGCACGACTGATACGGTATAGCCATACAGGGCCAGATTCTCAGCCCCTAACCTGAAGGGAGGAATGACAAGAGACTCCGCTGTCACCTTTCGGATTACTCCCTCAGCCCACTTTTCTAGCTTATCAGCCTTGGCCTGGGCATCACCACCCTCTTTACGCGGCTTCCGCTCGATGTGGGGGTTGGTGGCTACCATCGTGTCCACCATAGACATGACCTTAGAGCGCCCAGTTGCGAGTCTGCGGGGCACAGCAGGTGCGACCATCCGAATTGGATGCTTTTTGTTGAAGTATTGCTCCCATAGCTTCCAGTTTGCGTGTGCTGGCGACCATTCTTCCAGCAAGTTCCGTCGCCTTGCTATAACAATATCAACTGTGGGCTTCTTCATCTGCCTTTCCTTATCCTACTCGCTCGAAACTCCTCGTAGTGTTCCCCTCACTCACCCGCTCAAAGGTGTATCCCCGCCGCTGTCCCATTCCCCCCTTGTCTAGCCATCCCAGTGACTGGCTGAGAACATCACACTGGTCATCGTACTTACCACCAGGGAACGCCGCTGTCTCATCTATGAAGTCCGCCAGCCATGTCGCCTCCGCGGGTACCCACACCCGCCCTGCTTCTATCAGCCCCTGGATAGCCTTCATCCTGGCTACCTTGTCCCTGGCCCCTGGCCTCACAGCCACCAGCGGCAGGCGGGTGTGTTTCCTGATATATTCTACCACAGGAATTGACGATCCCACCTCTTCTACCAGCAGGTACTGGGGTCTGGGCCTGCTCTGCTCAAAGAGCAGCTTCATCTTGTATACCAAGGCATCCATGTCCAACCGCCAGCGTCCCGCATCGAGAAGATAGTACCCGTCCTTAGTAGTCCCCCAACTTTGATAGGCCGAATAATCCCCTATTTCGCTTTTCCCTGTACTCAAGTCCCAGGAGTGTACAACACGTTCCATCTCTGGTATCCTGGAATATACTCGCCACCACTCCCGTTTCAGCAACGCACCTTCCGCTCCCGCAGGATTGCACATATATGTCAACTGGTACAACTGCCCACTCATAGGGCCACCACCACCCTTGCCTTCCCGTATCGCTAGTAACCTGTCATCCCCAAATACTTCTGGGCACAGTAACCTTCCCCACGGATACTTGCCCTCAATGGGGTACTCCAACACCGTAAACCCCATCTCCCGAAAGTCCCGCACCAAATCAGCCTCACCCCATCTCGTGAGGATCCCTACCATCCGCCCTCCAGAGTTCAACCTGTCTATCAAAACCCCGTGTAACCTCTGTCTCTGCTCATCCATTATCGCGGGGCTGTTTACATCCTGCTGGTCTGTAGGATCATCTACCCATATCCGCTCCACATGCGCTCCCTGATAAGGCCCATCTATGCCCGTCCCGTAAAGGGTCGGGTCGGGCAAACTCTCGTTCTTCCTCTTGACATACAATACTTCGTGGCTCCACCCACGCCTTGGATTTGGCTCCACCCACGGGAATACCACCCTATACCTCGGATTCCGCTCTATCGTCTCCCCTATCCCCATCACCCACCTCTGGGACTGCATCGCTGTATTCATTATCAACAAATGCGTTCCCTCTATATCATTCCCTATCTCCCACTCTATCCTCATCCTCAATAACGAACTCTTGAAGCTCCCAGGCGGCGCTACTATCAATACCTTCCCCCTCTTACCCTCCATCTCCTCCACCCAAGCCCCCTGATGCCTGTATAAAACCTGGCACAAAGGAACGCTGTATTGGGGCGTTCCTTGGAGAAGGTTGCGGTAAGGTACTCAGGCTTACAAAGTTTGGCAGACTGCCGACTCATAAAAGAAAGACCACAAACGCACAGCTCGGTAACACCGAGGCAACGTTCTCTACTCGTTTGATGGCCTACTGGCGGCAGCTGAGGACATTGGTAGTCCAGGCCAAGGCCAAACGTTCCAAGAAGATTAGCAAAGGGAGGTAGAGACATGGAGCGAAGTTTAGCGTTGGAGGAACTTGGTGATGGGCATGTCGTCTTTGAGCCGGAGTATGCCCAGGAGATATGCGAGGCCCTGGGGGTCAAGTTCGACAAGAGGATCATAAAAAACTTCCGCAATGAGGCGCACCCAATGGGGTATCACGGGAAGGAGGACGCGGACGGGGTGTTTGGACTGGACCTCGCCTCCTATGTCGCTGCGTGCCTAGGGGTCAAGGACAAGGCTATGGGTTTCATAGGCCGCGGCTCGCAGGCACGGGAGTACGCAAGGGTTGTGAGAGAGGCATTAGGGACAGCCACAGCCCCATAGCCGAAACGCCCCCTTGGGCGTCCAGGTGTACGCCGCCTATCACCTGCCGATGAAGGCAATGGCGGATAGCAAGGGAGGTAGAGAGATGGCGACAGGCATACAAATCCCCAAAGCAGGCGACATTATTCGCCATCGGACTTACAGGGGCGATGGGTATGGCCCTTACTATTGCGTAGTCAAAGTCTACCGGGCGATGAACGGTGGCACAGATAGGATAGAGAACTATGTAGAGGCGGTACAATGTCGGAAGGATGGAAACCCCGATAGGCGGCAACCCTACGGGACTGATACCCGACACTTCACGTTCAAAGATGCCTCAGCCTTTGACAAGATGTTCACTATCAGCCCCCAGGTGCGGGTAGATTAGCAATAGCAGAAGGAGGTAGAGACAATGTATTGCAGCAAACATGAAGAGACAATCAATCTCGGCGCGGCCAAACTCATTGTAGAACTAGCGGAGGGTATTATCACAGCCCACCACGAAAACGGAGCGCTACTCTTTACGGGTATTGCGGGCAAGGGTAGCTGGGACAGGGTGATAGCTGGTATTCTCCGCAGTTGCCCGCAAGGTATAGGCCCTATGACCCAAGGAGCGGGTAGATTAGCAAAAAGGAAGGTGAAAAGCTATGAAACCTAAAGTATACCAGGAAATGCTAGGTGGACGTCTCGTAGAGGTCGCCAATCAGTGTGGTGCGCACCTACCTTTTCACCATGAGGATTATGTAGTGAGTGATTGCGGTCTCCGTGAGGGACATGAAGGTCAACACCAATGTCCTACGTGTCAGAGACTATTCCAGGTGCGGGCAGATTAGATAGGAGGTACACCGTGCGTACACGCATTACTTGGAAGAACGTCAGATGTCCTCACTGTGGAGCCCCTGCGGGTTCGCCCTGCGTCTATCCGACAGGACGGCGCTACCCAGGGCCGCACAGTATCCGAATCACCCAAGCAGTTAGGCTGGAGGAGACAGCATGAAGCTGGTGCTTAAAGGCAAGATGCACGAAGTCCTAGCTATCCTCAAAAAGATGGCCGAAGCAGAAGAGGGAAGAGCATGACCACTGACCGCACACCGTCCATCCGAGTCCAGTACCAGTGCCGCCATTGTGGTCATAGTCGGTGGGCTCACAAGAAATCACGGCAATGTCCTGCAAGGCCCTGCGGACCCAGGACAGGGATAGAGCAGGTCTACTCCCACGGCCAGAAGCGGCTATGCACGGTGCCCAATTGCGGAAAGCCCTACGATTCCAGGGGCTATTGCCAGGGGCATCACTACCGTCTACTCCGCTATGGCGATCCTCTAGGGAAACCCGTGCCCCGGCAGCCAAGCCCCGATAGTACCCACTTCAAAGTGCTCGCCCTGAGACACACCAACCCAGCGTTGCGGGCGACTACCATCGCCGTGGCGCTAGGTGTCACCCGTGAAAGGGTCAGGCAGATATTAGTCAAGGCCAATCTTCCTACTCATCCTCCCTTCAAGACCTCTCGGATATGCCCATCCTGCCAAGGGGGTAAAGCCTATCAGGCTGTGCTGTGCCAAGGATGCAGACAGCAGGAGATAGCCAGGCGCAGACCGTGGGTCTCTTGCGCATGGTGCCAGCAGCCATTTCAACGGATACCCTCTCTGCTTTACCAGCAGAAGATTACGGGATTCAGGAAGCGGCCTCAGACACTTCACTTCTGCAATGGGCGATGCAGGGGCCGCTGGCTTGCTCACAACTATGGCTTTGGTTCTCCACACCAGACCACAAAACAAGCCCTCTGGCAGTCGGAACCCTAGTACGGGACTCCCGATAGGCCAGAGGGCCTTTCCTTGCCCTTCTAGCGGCCTTCCTAAGCCTATGCTATCCCCGCCTTCAGACTCTCCTCTCTGCCCTCCCCAAGTTGCCTCACCTTAGCTTTACACTCTTGCCAGAACTGCTTTTCCTTGGCGTAGCACTCATCCAAGAGAAGCTCTTCCTGGGCATAGTAATCATCCCAGAGTGGTCTCTCCTTGATATTGTACTCTCCCTTGAGTATCTGTACCTTGGTGCGGTACTCAGCCCAAAGTGACTTCACCTTGGCGGCGTACTCATCCCTGTACGGCTGCA